CGAAGATGGACATGAGTATTTAATATCAGCAGATGTTGCTAGAGGCGATGGTTCGGATTTCTCTGCCTGTCATGTTCTAGATGTTGGAACACGAGAACAGGTAGCAGAATACAAGGGAAAACTCCCGCCAGATTTGTTTGCAAAGTTTTTGGCTGAATTAGGTTATGAATACAATGATGCGTTGATTGTATCAGAAGCGAATAGTATTGGATACGCAACTTGCCTTAAACTGGTTGAAATGGAATATCCAAATATTTATTATTCAATGAAGGGTATTCATGGTCAAAGGCGCAGGAAGTTAGAGAAGGCACTTAAGAACAAAGAGGACTTTCAAACAACACTAACAACTAGACCATTAATTTTTGCCCAACTAGAACAAGAGATTCGCACAAAAACGATAACAGTAAGATCGATTAGAATGATTTCAGAATTGCGAACTCTAGTATATCATAACGGTAGACCGGAAGCTATGCATGGATATAATGATGATTTATCTATTGCTATGGCTATTTGTTTGTTCGTTATGGCAACAACATTAAATGATATGCTTGCCACAAAAGAAAGCATACTTGCTTCGCTTAGGTCTATGCATAATGAACGAGATGAAGCGACAGAAGAATTGGCAATTTTAAACCAATCCTTTTCACGACAAATGAGACAAAATAATCCATGGGAAATGGTGACAAACGCCGGGACGGTAGAAAATCTCGGTTGGTTAATAGGAAGAAACAAAGGTAAATAATGGCTGATTATTTTAATCGAACAGACAGAGAAAAAAGAGACTTATTTGACGCACCAGATCGGTCAGATTTGTCGTCAACCAATCTTGACTTACCATCTAAGTTAACCCTTCTATTCAAGAGGGGATTTGGACAACGCTATGTTGCTAAACCTAAGCAACTAGATGCTCCTACCACACACAAACATCAAGAGTATTTAAAATCTCAATTTGCCAAGGCAACATATGACCATTATGTTCGTGCAACAACCCTTGAAGTTGACCGTAGGAAATCCTTTGAAGACTATACAGTTATGGATTATACTCCTGAAATTGCTTCCGCATTGGATATATATGCTGATGAATCATTGACACAAGATGAATATGGGAACGTACTAAAAATAACTTGTGAAAATAATAGAATTAAAACCATTCTTGAAAACCTATTCGAAGACATTTTAGACATTGATCATAACCTATGGCAATGGACTCGCCAAATGTGCAAGTATGGAAATCATTTCCTTCTATTAGATGTTCAACCAAATCTTGGTGTGGCTGGATTTTTACCTATCCCAACAGAAGAGGTTAGGCGTGAAGAAGCATATGATGGTGACGTTAACTCAATAAAATATATTTGGGATGCCCAAAATATTATGTTTGACAGTTGGCAAATTGCTCACTTCCGTATGCTATCTAATATGGCAACCTTCCCCTATGGAACATCACAACTAGAATCAGCAAGGTTAGTTTGGAAACAACTACAACTTGCAGAAGATGCCATGCTTATTTATCGCATTACTCGTGCCCCAGAACGCAGAGTATTCTACATTGATGTTGGAAACATTGATCCGGGCGATGTGAGTCAATATATTTCAGACATGAAAAACGCAATGAAGAGAACCCCAGTTGTTAATGAACAAACCGGTGGAATAGACTTCAAATATAATTCCATGGCTGTTGACGAAGATTTTTTCATTCCAAGGCGTGGGGATAAAAATTCAGAGATTGATACATTGCCGGGAGCAAGTAACCTTGATGATATTGGAGATATCGAATACATCCAAGCAAAACTTTTCGCTTCTTTAAAAATTCCAAAAGCCTACCTAACATTTGATGATCAGATTAATGCGAAAGCAACTCTATCATCCGAAGACTTTAGATTTGCCAGAACCATTAATAGAATTCAACAAGCAATGATTGCAACATTAACAAACATTGCTGTTGTCCATCTATATGCTATGGGGTTCAGAGACAAGGAACACCTTACTGGTTTTGAATTAGAGTTAACAAACCCAAGCACACAAACTGAAATTGAAAAAATGGAAATTTGGGAACAAAAAGCTAGTGTGTTTGGTGCTCTATGGGATGAAACTACACTGTCTCCAATTTCGTTTGTTTGGGGTATGCAAAACATTTTCGACTTTACTGATGATGAAGTTAAGAAAATTCTTGAACAACAATTCCTTGAAGGAAAAATGAAACTAGAAATTGAAAAGGCTGGTGGCAATGATCCCATGGGTGGTATGGGAGATGAGGGCATGGAGGGTGGACAATTCCAAGATGAAGAAGGAAATCCTCTACCAGATGATCCACCAGAAGGAAAATCATACGTTGATTCTGAATCAGGTGAAGCCATCGGTGAACACATTACTAATATCATGAAAACTATTTCTCATGATAAAGAAAAAGAAGTCAAATACAATAAAAGTTTAATTAATAATAGTATGTCATATGACAACACAATAAAAATGTTGAAACATTTAGACGAAAACCTTACAGAAGGTAGCAAAAAGTTGAATGAAATAAATCTTCACAACAAAAAGTAGATATTTTATACTAAGGGAATTAATTTTCAAGGAGTGCTAAACGTGAATTTTGGAACAATCTTAAACTCGGTAACAAAAGAATGTGTTACAATGATGGTGGAAAGTAAAGAAGTAGAGTCAAAGGTTTTGGCTAGAAACTTTATCAACTATGTTCAAATGAAAGAGTCTTTATCTCTTCAATTCCGCATATATCACCAACTGAATTCATCATTCATAAAGGATGTTGAATCTGCTAAACTGTTTGTAACAGAGACACTTGCGGTGCTGGATGGTCATGAATTTGATGATATCAAGACATATAATCACCTAATAGAATTGAAGTGTAGCGTTCCGTTGTTAAAATCAACGGATATAGATATGCACATTTCTAAATTAATTAGATACAAAACCATTCATGAAAATAAAAACCAAATTGAGTTTATAGAATCGTTTCAAGCGGTTGTTGAACATATTTCAGCAATAAGAGATGAGATAAATCCATTCAAAAATTTGAATGAAACAATTTCAAACTCAACACTCAAAGTTTTACAACCAAAACACATTGTTAGAATTGCTCTAAAAAAATTCAACAATAAATTCACTTCAAAGTTTGACATGGAAGATAAAATAATGTTTAATACATTGCGTGAAGGTAGTGAACAAAATATTTTTGCCCTTTACAAAAAAACTATCATGGCCTTGAAATTGGAAAGTGAAAGACTAACTTTAAACGACAACATTGATTTATCAAATAAAATTCTAGAAGCAATCAATAGAGTAGGAAAAAAATACACACAAGAAAACCTACTGGATGCTCATGAACTCCATTCTGAATTGAAAAAATTAAACGAGGGGAAATCATAATGGCAGTAGGAAAATGGAATGTTCCAGCGGGAACAAAAAAGAAATTAAAAATTGCTAGAAAAGATTGGAAAGTTGAAGGCGGCGCAATTGAACACAAGAACCGACCAGAGGCAGTCTATATTTTAATTTCGTCTTGGGTAAAACCAAAACTACAATTAACAAAAGCAAAAGCAAACTCTACATCAGACCCATCGGAACTTGCGACAATCGTTGCTCTTGATTGGGGAAAAGAAGTTGAGAGAGTTAAACAACGAACATTTAAGTCGTGTTTTGATTCAACATACTTTGATCCAAATTCAATAATTTCTATTATTGATTATTCCCCCGGACAAGCACAAGTTGGAAAACGTCAATTTGTTGAAATAGAAATAAACATTGATACTGTTAATTTTGTCAATTATGATGTGAACGAACCTGGCCCAAACCCTGCCAATGGTAAAGTTGAAATGTATTCATTCAAAGACTTTGAAAAGCCACTTGCAGACGCAGTGAATAAAATTTTATCACTTGAACCATTTGATGAAAGAAAAGCGTTGGTTACTTTTTCAGTAGCTAAGGGGGCGAAATAATGAAACACAATATTAACACATTAAATAAAGCATTGAATGAGGCACTAACAGACCCTTCACCACAAGAAATTATTAGAGATTTGGAAAAGGCCAGAACATTAATAATGTCGGCGGCTGGAAAAGTCCCTGCTGGAAAATTGTCTAAAAAGCTCACTTCTGCATGGAAAGATATTAACACATTAATTTCAGATGTAAATAAAGGTATGAAATAATGAACCAAAAAATGGTAATCAGCGAGTGGTATGCTCTTGAGTTAACTCCCGAACAGTTAAATGAAGCGGCAGGAGATTCAAGCAAACCATTGATTCTAAAGGATAAATTGTTACAAAAAGCTAACACAAAAAATCACAATGGTAGAATTTATCCTTCTGAGGTTATATTTAGAGAAGTAAAGAAATATTCACAACTGGTAGGTGAACGTAGAGCTTTGGGAGAATTAGATCATCCAGACTCACCAATTGTTGAATTAAAAAACGTTTCACACTTGATAACTAATATTTATGAACAGGGCGATGATATCCGGGGAGACTTGGAAATATTAGGAACCCCACAAGGACAAATATTAAGAACTATAATTCAACAAGGTGTGAAGATTGGAATTAGCTCAAGAGGAATTGGCTCCCTACAACGTGAAGGCGAAGCCAATATAGTACAGGATGACTTTGAATTGATTGCATTTGATGCAGTAAGTTCACCATCCACACCCGGAGCATTTCTAGTTGAGAGTCTACAATATGAAGTAGACAAATTCAACAACCTTAGAAATATCCTACATGGGATATTAAAAGATTCGTATTTTAAGTAAGAAGGGAAATACAAATGCCAAAGAAAAATCTAATTGAAGAGGCACTAATCGAAGCCGAAGAGTTGGAAAGAGCATCAATCGAAAACGCAAAAGAGATTGTTATGGAATCATTTACACCTGATTTTGTGAATTTCTTTAAAGATATTTTAAGTGAAGCAGATGAAAAAGAAAACTTCAAAGATGACAAGGATGTTCCTGATGATGAGGAATTGGATGATGAGGAATTAGAAGAGGGTAACGAACATGACCTTGGAAAAAATCCAGATCCAGGCCGCCAAGGAACTGACCCTGCTGTTGATGACGATGAGGAAGCTCAAAATCAACATATGAAAAAAGAAGGAAAGTATGACGATGTGAGTGGTGACGCTACTCCAGAAAAAGGTCAAGCTGGACTTCCTAAAAAGGGACAACCAAAAACTAAAAAGGTTGGAGACAAAGGTTGGGAAGCAGAGCATAGTGGTGGCGAAGAACACGCAGACACTAGTGGTTCAGCAGACCCAGAAAAAGCACCCGGAGATCTACCCGGTAAGAAGCCCGCTGTTAAACAAACAGGTGATGGTGGATGGGAAGATGAGGGTTCCGGTGCTCCTAAGTCAGACAAGGGCCGTGAAGCATTGAAAGGTAAGAAACTTTCAGAAGCCGAAGAGGATAAAGAAGACGATAAAGAAGAACTAGAAGTCCCAGATGAGCTATTTGATGATGCAGAAGATATCAAAGAAGCAGATGAAAAGGACGACGATGTAGAAATCAAAGATGATTTTGATGGTGACGATGATGACGTTGAAATCAATATTGATTTAGATGCAGATGATGACGATAAAGACAGCGTTGATGAAGGTGCTGACGTTGACATTGAAGACGAAGATGGCGAAAAGCCAGATGACGATGATGCCGTAGTAGACGATGAGATTGATGAAGGTCTCTATATTCGTTCAGAAGGACGATTCAAGAAGATCACTCCAGCGGAGTATCTACAAACTCGCATCGAAAGTTTAGAGGAAGAGAGAGACACACTATCTAGTGCTGTTGAAACTCTACAGGGACAGTTACAAGAGACACATTTGTTCAACGCCAAGTTAGCACATCTCAATAAACTTTATATGAGCGGTGCATTTACTAACACGGAAAAAGAACGCATTGCCGAAAGACTCGATGAGTGTGACGACATTGTTGATGTGAAGTCTCTGTATAAGACTATCATCACAGAGGTGCAAGGAACAAATCCATTAGAAAACTTCTCTAATTTAATTAAAGAGAATAAACTTCTAAGGGAAACAAAAACAGAAAATATTTACGAATCAAATGATGTGTCTCGTATGAAACGCATCATGAATTATGAATTCGACAAATAATATATTTCATAGTTATTTTTGATACTCATAAAAGGAGAAAATAATGAGTGAATTATTGAGATCGGGCCAAGTTGGAAATATCCAAGTAAAAGCCCTTCAAGAACAACGTGAACTGGTAGTTGACCGGTGGGGAAAGACAGGCCTTCTAGAAGGTTTGGGCGGAAACCAACGAACAACCATCGCACAGTTGCTTGAGAACCAAGCCGGTTACCTTATGGAAGCCGACAACATGACAACCAATATCGCTGGGTTTGACATTGTTGTATTCCCAATGGTGCGTAGAGTATTCTCTCGCCTATTGGCTAACGACATTGTTTCAGTTCAGCCGTTGAACCTACCTTCGGGACTATTGTTCTATCTGGACAATCAAGTTGAAGGGGTAACTTCTGGAGACCGTGGAACCTACGAAAGTGTTTATGATGCTCACTATGCAAATGATGGACATGATTTCGCCTTTGGTACAGGTGCAACAGTAACCGCCGCAACAGTAGTAACTGGTGCCGCAGGTGTTGCTATCACAATGCCTTACTCCGGTGGAGAAAAAAGCCTTGCTAGTCTTCGTGTTGTAGACGCAAGTGGAAGTTCAGTTAGTTTCGCAATCGCAACACAAACTTGGACAGAATCATTGTTTAAAGACAATACAATTTCTGTTATTCCAAGTCCATATACTGGAAGTTCATCAACTCTGGCATTTGGTCCTCTAAATGCTCTTTACGAAACTTACGAAGACTTGGAAGCAAATTCAAACATGGCTGAAGTACGTTTGATCGTAACCAGCACCACTGTATCTGTTACAAGTCGTAAGATGAAAGCGCACTGGACTCCTGAGCTTGCTCAAGACCTCGCCGCTTATCACAGTATCGATGCAGAGGCCGAGTTGACTGCTCTTTTGAGCGAAGAACTTGCCGCTGAAATCGACCGTGAAATCATCCGTGACCTTATCCGTGTAGCACCATTCCAAGACCAATGGAATTATGACCGCACAGCAACTAGCACTCGTGTTGATGGAACAAGTATTGTTCCAGATGCCGCTAGTGGATATGTGACACAAAAAGAGTGGAACCAAACTCTGTTGACTAAGATCAACAAGATTAGTGCCGCTATCCACAAAGCAATGCTTCGTGGTGGTGCGAACTGGTTGGTTGTTTCCACCGAAATCGGTAGTGTCATTGACGATATCGAAAAGTTCCATGCAATGAATGATGTGGATGCACAGCAATTCAATATGGGTATTGAAAAACTTGGTACACTAGCTAACCGCTATCAAGTGTACAAAGATCCTTACCTGCCTGCATGGGTTTGCTTGATTGGACATAAGGGTAAAACCTTCATGGATACAGGGTACGTTTACGCACCATATATTCCATTCCAACTAACTCCTGTTGTACTAGACCCAGACGACTTCACACCTCGTAAGGGTATCATGACTCGCTATGCGAAAAAAGTTGTGAACAACAAGTATTACGGATTGTTGAAAGTCGTATTCCCAGATGAATATGCAGTAGTTAACGGCTTTGCCACTAGCTAAACAACAATAGTTGTATAAATTGGACGGGAGGCTTCGGCTTCCCGTTCTTTTTGTTTGTATGCTACCTATTTACAAGTAACATTCTTTTAAGGAGAAAAAATGGCAGACTATATCGCAACAGATCCCGAAATAACTGGGATTACACAATATATTTCTTCAATGTTTGGCTCACCTGTTGTCAATGTTGAATTAACTTCATTTCAATATGTTACTGCATTCAATACATCAATAGAAGAATACAGCAACTATGTTACACAATGGGCAATTAAATCAAACATAGCAAACGCACTTGGTTTAGATAGCGCAACTGATTTTACCATGAGATGGGTTGCTCAAAACTTTGAGTTTGCCAAATCTTTTGCACAAGCATATTCAGAACAAGCAAATGTTGGTGGAGAAGTTCCTGTATATAAAGATTACTTTGTTTTGCAAGAAGGCAAACAAGAATATTACCTATCAAATGATATCGTTGTAAATGAAGTTATGTGGCAAGAGCCAGCGGCAATTACTCGTTACCTTGTAGACCCTAACAACAACCCGGCGTGGGTGAACTTTGAGTTTGGTTGGGGATATATGGGACATTCATACATGTATATTGTTCCAGCATATTTTTCAATTCAACTTGCCAATGCAACAGAAATGCGTTGGAAGATTTGGCGTGGAGATTATACCTATGCGATTCGTCCCGGTGGAGAAGATGAAACAAGAGTTGCACCCGACACAACTGGACGCACAATAAACACAGTTTCAATTTATCCTGTGCCACAAAGCGTTGCCGCTGGTACTAGGGTTTGGTATTTCTACAAAAAGAAAAGCGAACTCAACCTTTACTCTGGACAAACTGAAAATTCTGTGGTTAGCAATCCAGCTACAATTATCATGGATGAAATTCCATATAGTGCATTTAACTCTGCCAGCCAAAGGTGGGTTAAACAATACAGTTACGCCATTGCTAAAGAGCAATTGGGCAACATTAGAAGCAAGTTTAGCGAGATGCCTATTCCAGATGCTACCATAACTCTTGATGGTGAACTACTTAGGTCGGAAGGCTTAGAGAAGCAAGAACAATTGAAAGAATATTTATTGAATGAACTAGAAGCAATGGATATAACCCAACTAATAGAAAACGATGCAAATGCGGCTGAGAATATCAACCGACAACTTTCATATAACCCGTTAGGAATATACCTTGGATAGCAAAAGAATACAAGAATTAAATGTCACAATTAATGAGGCAAAGCCGTGGACTGATAATTTTAAGTTTGGTGGTGTTGATGGTCAAAATATTAAACCATCAAAGGATAAAAAGAAAGCAATGGAAAAATTTGTCAAAAGCTGGAACAAGGCACTTGATGTGGGGTTAGATTATTATGAACTACTTCGTGCGGCGGAGGCAGACGATGATAAAAAAATGCAAGCCCAATTGAAAAAATTTTGGTCTGTAATTTTTAAGGCGGGGCAAGAATTGGACAAATTAAAGAAAATGGCATAAATTATGGCTGATGGACTACCTATTTTCTTCGGTGATGAAGAAGAAACTTTATTCAATGCCCTTGGGCGTGAACTAGTTGAAACACTAGTCAACCAACACTTCTCATTATTCAGAGTTGATGTAGCAAACACCGATTCAAATTTTTATGGTGAAGCACACAGTAAGGTTTACAGACCAGTTGTAGAAGTTAAAGCGAGAATTCAAATATTAGATACCGATGTTGTTTCCGAAGGTGGTATTCGTAGAATGTCAAAAGGGGATATGAATGCATGGGTATATTTGGAACATATGGTAGATTTAGATATAGAAATTAACGTTGGAGACTTTATTGGTTTTCAAGGAAAGTTCTATGAAATATTTGACCCCGGATACAACAAAGATTCCATGGATAAAAAGTTTGCTGGAGATCGTGACTTCATGAGAGAGATCTTTGCAAAGGTTGTTCACACAGATGTATTCAAATCAATAGAAGGAAATTCATAATGGATAGAGAAACAATTAAAGCATATATCATTGAACTCATTGAAGAAATGATTGAAGAAGATCGTGACTATAAAGCAGAGTATGAAAACTATCATAAGCGTTCAGACCAAAAGAAAAATAGAGCAAAGAGAAACAATGCTAGACGAAGATTTGAACGTGAGGGTAGAGTTGCAAAGGGAGATGGCAATGATGTTGATCACAAAAACCCAATACGCTCCGGTGGTTCAAATGACGATCACAATCTAAGAGTGAGGCGAACATCTTCAAACAGAGCAGATAATGGACATGGTAAAAAATAATGTATAACAAAAGATTTCCACCCGGAAAAATTCTTAGTATCTATCCTAGAAGTATAAACTTCGAAGACATAGACAAAGCAGTTTTTAATTGGTTTAATGGTAGAGAAATCCTTATCCAAGACAATTTGGTTCCAGCATTCTTTCTATCCCCAGAAAAATGGGCAGAGTTTAAAAAACAATGGGAAGCAATGGATGGAAATCACAATGTAGATTATCCATACATAACCATTAGACGAACCGGAATAAACCAAGCACAGCAACCAATAAAGGGTAGAATACCCGGTAAGAAATTCACAATATATAGACTACCAGTTCAAACCGCTGATGGTCCAACAGTTATGCATTATAAGGTTCCACAACCAATAAAAGTTGATATGGATTATGAAGTTAGGGTTCTAACACACTTTATTTCTGACATAAATATAATTAATGAAGTGTTGTTGAGGCATTTCGCCAGCCTTCAAGCATATTTAGATATTGACAAACATTACATGCCAATGCTAATAGAATCAATATCAGACGAAACTGATGTTGATAATATTGAGGATGAAAGAGTTATGCACACATCGTATGCAATACAGGTGCGTGGCTATTATAAATGTCGATGAAGAAACAATTTAGAGAGGAACTAAATAATGGCAGAAATTTTTGTAAGCCCCGGAGTATATGTAAGGGAACGTGACTTTTCATACTACGTTTCAAGCATTGGGGATTCAGCGTTAGCATTGGTTGGAGAAACCGCAAAGGGTCCAGCAATGCGTCCAACACTGATTTCAAATATGGGTACTTTCCGTGAAATTTTCGGAGACTTAGACCCAAACAAACAAGTAGGATATTGCGCCAAGTCTTATTTCAAGTATGCGAATGAAGCATATATTGTTAGAGTATTGGGCGATGATTTATTGAGAGAATTTGACAGCGTTTCAATTCAATCAACAGGTGGAACAGTTTTGGCAACCTTGCTTGTTTCTGGTACTCCAACTATTATTATGAACAATGGTTCGGCAACAGGACAATCGGCTGATGATTTATTTATTATAAACATTTCAGGAGCAAGTGATGAATATATCTATAGTGGAAATGTAAGTTTAACTGATGCAAATTCACCAGTGTATATTGAAACATTATTCCCAAGAAATAACACTGTTAATGAAACCACAATAGCACTTAATCATGTATTCCCAACGGCGGCCGTTGGTGCGTATATTGGTTCTGGTGATGTTGCAGATCATACACATGTGGCAACAGACCCAATGTATGTGTCTGGTTGGAGTGGTGCTAAAAGTCCAATGATTGTTGGAGATGTTTCCGATGGAATCGCCGCAGGTGTTAGTTTGTTTACATTATACACAGTTTCAGATGGTAATTCATCAAACACTGATGTTAAAGTTGGTATTGAAAATATTGACACAACAAATGTAACATTTGATTTAGTTGTTCGTTTATTTAGCGATACAAATGCATCACAAATTGTTTTGGAAAAATTTCCTAAACTTTCAATGGACCCAACAAATGCTTCATATATTGCTAGATCAATTGGTGACAGCAAGGATGAATCTGGAGATTATGCATTAATTTCTAAGTATATCTATGTAGAAGTTGCCGATGGTGCTCCAGCAACAGCATTGCCATATGGATTTAATAAACTTCCGGCACCATTTAGTGGTGGAGCACCGTTCCCACAATTCCCAATGGTAGAGGATTTTGTTGATACAACATCAGTGAAGCGTCAATATCTTGGGTTAGATTATTCAGCAGTTGATTCAGATCAACTCATGGGTGGTTGGGCTAGTGCATGGGATCTTAGTAAAGTATCAGATAATTATTTGACTGGATTCCACTTGAATAGTGGTGCTAGTGCAACACATTACCAAGTTGCTTCTGGTTCAGTGACATTTATTAAAAGCAATAGAAAATTCCTTGTCCCTCTTTTGGGTGGAAATGATGGTTGGTCAAGCAATGACTCAACTAGAGACCTTTTAACTTCTGCACCAACTGCATCAGAAGAAGCACAGTGGAAAGCCGCACTGGATACACTAGCAAGCACAGAAGATATTGATATCAATCTACTTGCAGTTCCGGGTGTTAAAATTGAATCTTCTATTGGAGCATATGCAATTGAACTTGCTGAAACAAGAGCCGATTGCTTCTATGTTGGAGATATGTCAAGTGTGCCGACCACATCAGCAGGGGCGGCCGCTCTCATTGCAGGTTTGGATACAAACTATGCCGCAACATATTGGCCATACGTTAAAATTTATGATAACGATAATGCTCAAGATGTTACATTGCCACCAACTGCACAAGCTTTGGAAGCAATCGCATACACTGATCAAGTTAGCTATCCATGGTTCGCTCCTGCTGGACTTAACCGTGGATTATTGACCGATGTTATCAGGGCAGAATATAAGTTGACACAAGATGATCGTGAAACTCTATATGAGAACAAGATTAATCCAATCGCAACTTTCGCCGGACAAGGTATTGCAATTTGGGGACAAAAGACTCTCCAAACTCGCACAACCGCACTTGACCGTATCAATGTAAGACGTATGATGCTTTATATTGAAAAGGTTATTGCCGGTGCTTCATTGTATATTGACTTTGAGCAAAATGATGAAACTTCATGGGATCGTTTCAAGGGACTTGTTCAACCTATCTTGGATACTGTTAAAATCAAACGTGGTCTTACGGATTTCCGTGTTATCATGGATGAGACCACCAACACTCCAGATATGATTGAGCGTGGACAAATGGTTGGACAGATTTATATCAAGCCTACCAAAACTGCGGAAGTCATTTTGATTAACTTCAACTTGATGGCTCAAGGTGCAACGTTCGAAGAGTAAATGACCGATGTATCACTCATTTCATTCGGTTATGAGTGATACATAATACAAAAATTGGGAGATTGATTTTTATTCAGTCTCCCATATTTATATATGAACATAAGGAGTTCTAATAATGGATGATATTTTAAAACAAGGTGAAATGAAACCTAAAAGTTCTAATACGGGATTTGAAATCCCATTTGATGTTGTTTCACTACCATCAAAAGGATTGTTATACACAAGCAAAGAATTAGCTGGAGTTGAATCATTAGATATTCACTACCTAACCGCAATTCAAGAAGATATTCTCACATCGCCAAATCTACTTCAAAGTGGAAAGATGCTTGATGCACTATTGACCAGTGTTCTTAAAAACAAAAGTATCAACCCACAAGAGTTAACACTTGGAGACCGTAACGCAATAATTATTTGGTTACGATCAACAGGGTATGGCGCAGACTATCCGGTGCGTGTAAAATGTAAAGATTGTGGAAACGAATGGATAAATGATTTTGATCTATCATCATTGGCAGTTGTTGAATTGGAATTGGTTCCAGATGCTGATGGTTTGTTTTCTTTTACACTACCAACAAATGAAAATGAAATTAGATTTAGATTTCTAACATCAGAAGATGAAATGAATATTCTCAAGAGAGTAGAAGCAATTCAGAAGAAACAAGGATCATCTATTGATAATAGCATGAGCCTTAAAATGATGGCATCAATTGCAGAAGTTGATGGAGAACGAGATCAACTTCTAATAAAAAGATTTGTAGAATTTATGCCAGTTCGGGATGCAAGAGCATTTCGTGAATATGTAAATAGTGTAGAACCGGGCATCAATATGGAACAAGACGTAGAGTGTCCATCATGTGGAGAAGTTAACGGGGAGGTTATACCGATCCGTGGAAACTTTTTTTGGCCTGACAGCGGAGTATAAGAGATTTCTATTAGAGGAATTATTTCAGTTGCAGTTCAATGGAAAAATGTCATTGGGTGATGCTCAAAGACTACCAACATACCAAAGGCGTTGGTTTATAGAAAGAACAAAAAAAGAAATTGATGCCATAAATGAGGCAATCAAAGAAGCTAAAAGTAAGAAAGGCAGATAAAAATGGGAATTTATGATGATGGAATGAGTTGCTGGGAAAGAAACAAATTGGGATTGGAACCTGAAAACGCAGGCGAAACAAAACCAGAAGTTGTTGCAGTAGTAGAAGATAAGGTTGAAAAGGTAGTTGAAAAAAAGGTTGAAAAGGTAGTAGAAAAAAAGGTTGAAAAGGTAGTTGAATACAAAAAAGTTGAAGACAAAAAAGCAACCACTACAAAATCAAAGAAAAATAAAGGCAAAAAATAATGACAAAGGGGGAACTAAAAAAAATCATAAAAGAATGCTTTGGTAGATTAAGCGAAGCAACTAAGCGGAAATTTGAAATAAACCATAATTCATATGTGAGTGCCATGGAAGAAGCTCAGGATTACATTGAAAAAAATGGATATACGGTTAGTGAAGATGAGTGGTTCCATAAAGTTTCCACTGGACCTAGAAAGCCAAGTGCTGGTCACACAAACAAAATGTCAATTAGAATTGAAAAAAATGGAAAAGAACAAAAGAAAATGGCACACATTCAAGTTTACAATCGTGAAACTAAAATAAAGCCATTTGAATTGAATATGTATATACAATAAAAGAACGGGAGAGTTAACTACTCTCCCTTTTTTTGAACCTTATTCTTTTCTTCTATTTGTTTTTCTAGATCATCACGTTCATCTTCTAGTTCCCTGTATTCATCCCTATACTCTTCTGGCATAAACGCAAGTAGTTCCTTGATGGTGTGGTAATATCTATCATTCTCTTCCTTAAACTTCTTGCCCCAACGATCCTCTAAACCATACATCTTTTTCTTCACAAGAAGAAGTTCATCCTCTAATTTCATAGCATCTATTCTAGCAGATACCATAACGATATCCGACCGGACTTCTGCAAATGATGCACTGGTTGGTGTTTCTTTTGCGAAGTGGCCATCAACAATAAACCCTGCACCAAGTAATGTTGACAATGTTGCTATTGAGGCGAGGACAATCATAATTTTCTTTAACATACTCACTCCTAGAAGTTAAGGATTGCTCTATCAAAACGAATTGTGATTGTAATATCTGCAAGGTCTTCAGTTCCCATATCTAGATCTCCCCAGTTTGCATTTGTAACAAACGCACCAAGTAGTGACCATTTTTCAACGGTTTGTCCTGCTGGATCAAGCATCTTAAGGGTTAATGTCTTTTTGTAACTTGCGGCATAACCCATACGTCCAGTTGAGAATTCAACACATTGGCGAATCCAATCCATAATCGCTTGTCCAGTAGAAGGACCAATTGCGTCAATGAATGTAATATCCAATGTTGCCCAAACTGCTCTACCAGCAACAAAGGTGCTAGTGTTCATGAATGGAATTTCAACATCTCCGATTTCGAGTGTTGGTCTTGATGAGGATTGAACTGCCCATTCGGCAATACCAATGTCTGCTGGGAATTCAAAATACCATCTATTTTTTCTTTTGGGTTCCAAATCCAATGGAACCGGTCTTAACATGTTTTCTGTGAATGCCATTATATTTCTCCTTTATTGGCTAAGTCATTATTGTTTTCCCCAATAAATATCTGTGTAAATTTTTCGTTCCTAGTTATTTATAGGTAAGGAGAAATCATATGAACGAATCATTTGGCGGCCAAGGTGGCTTCGGTGAATTTATTGGAGCAACAAAAAATTTCGGTGATCACACTGGTGTGTTTAAGACTAGTGTTGGTGAATGGGCCTTTGGTGTATTGTCTCTTACTAAGGCACTTGGTAAGCTAGAAGGTTTCGGTGAGAATGTTATAAAAATGACTGGTGTGTTGGGTGGACTTGGCCAAGTCTTTGTCTCTTCTAAACTTATAGATGTAATTGCCGATTTGGCAAATCAGATACAAGGGTTTGATAAAACAATCCAAAGAAAATATGGAGTATTCAATAAAGGCCCGATTGGTAACGAAATGGTGGAAGCAACTCAAAATACCCTTGCTATGGGTATTAATATGCGAGACCATGGAGAATCATTTGTTGCTTTAGCTAGAGAACTACAAGATTTCGGTAGAGCAATGCCTCTCACGGAGATATCTTCTATCATTGCAAAGAATTTCGGCATTGGATCAGATGCGGCCGCATCAATCACTTCTTCATTTAG